CCCCGTCAGGCATCAGAGGTTCTGGCAAAGCAGATCATTCGTATGTGGAACGTCGAAGCTAACTCTGATGCTCAGCTCGTCGATGCTCGGGGAGCTGTCGAAGGTCTCGTCAAAGAGATGCTCACTGTACTGGATGTCAAATTCGAGTTTCTCGATATCAACGATGTCCCGGTGATCAAGGATGGCAAGAAGGTGACAACGCCTACCATCAACGTCAGGAAGCTTCAGCCGATCCAAAAGGATATTGGACTCAGCGGTCAGAACTCGGTTCAGAAACTCCTCGCCCCGGAGGAGAATACTACCCCCTCCATTGGGGAGAAGATCGAAGCCACCGATCGCACCCAGAGCCGAGGGAATGTGAAGCTTTCCAGGATCGAACGAGCTGCCTTGAAGGCCATGCAGGACACTCCTCACACAAAGGCCAAGGGTATCTCCGATCTGGCCAAGGCCATTGGATTTGATGTCATCTCCAAGATGCTCGGTTTCCGGGATGTCTCAGAGTTGACGAAAAACCATCCTCTCCGCAGCTCCATTGAGGGCAAGAACCTCTCCATCGAGCGGGACTGGGATGATGCACAGGCTGTACTAGCTGAACTGGAAGGTCGTGAAGATACTCCGGTCTACTACCCTGTGGGTATTTCCAAGGTTGGTCGACACCAGTTTAAGGGCATCAACCCTCAGAACAACAAGATCCTTCGGGCTCTGGTGACCCCCACACATTCCACCTTGGACATGACGAACCAGGAAGATGCTGATGCCTTCTGGCTGACAGTTGCTCAGGCTTCTGATCTGGCCAAGGTTGAGAATGAGGCTCACCAGAGTATCCTGTCCCGTATCCAGGATGACTTTACCGCCAAGTATGGTGAGGCCGTGGAACTGATCGAAGCCTACCTCACCAGTGGTGTTCTGGATGCTGATGCCCTCTTCGCTCTCACTGGGGAACTGGAGATGGCCCAGTTGAACGCACTGTTCGCTGTGGCAGACTTCAATCATACCACGGACAAGACCAAGTTCGAGACCAGCTTGAGCTTTGAGCTTGATGGCAAGACCGATGGTCCGGCCAATATGATGAGCAACTTCGGCCAAGGTAAAGTGACCCCAGAGGATATGAACAACTTCCAGCGTGTTGGGTTCTTCCTTGGAACGAAATTCAAGACCCTGAACCGGTTCTTCTCTGGCGGGAACGTCGACCTTTATCAGGTGACTGCTGACCGGGCCCAGAGGCGTATGTTCTCCGAGATCGCCAAGGCCGGTCCCAATGAGAAAAAGGTTCTGTATGCTGCTGCAAGGTTTGCCGCGATCTTTGGTGACTTCCGTATCACGGATAGGGGCACCATTGAGATGACCCGTAATACTGCCAAGAACCCGATGACCAAGACGGTCTATGGATCTGGTATACGTGGTGTCGCAAGTGGTATTGCTGAGGAGATGGTTCTGGAATTCTACAATAGAATGGTAGATGTTCCTGAGGGGACCGACCCTGCTGCTTTCCTTGGTTACCCGGATCTGATCGCAGACTTTGAGCTTCTCTTCGGGACAAGGTATCCGAGTAATGTAAACTGGAAAGACTCGTTTATTGACGGCAATTCCATGGGTGTCTTCAAGGATATCATCGGTGATGGTATCGGCGAAATGGTTGCAACCACAGCCAAGAGTGTGATTGGTGCTCCGATCATCGGCGTGAATGATACCCTGGTTTTCGTCACCAACGTCCAGACTGAATTCCTTCAGGAGCTGTTCCAGAAACGTCTTCTGGAGCTGGCTGAGAAGCGCGCTACCGAGGGCAAAATCGAGCGTAACAAGAAGGGTCAGCCGATCATCCGTCAACTCTCCCAGAGCGATTACGATGCTCTGGTTGCAGAGTTGAAGGCGTATGCTCCCCTGTACTCGAACGGCACTCAGACCTTGGCCGTCGGATCGTTCTCTGGTCAGGTGAGCGATATCGAGTTGTCCTCAAACATGAGTGGCAACATGCGTATGAAGTCCACCTTGCCTGCACCCGACGTTGCAGGTGTGAAGATCATTCCCTACGTCTCGATTGGACGTGGTGATGCCATGATGATGAACACAATCTACAGTTCAAAAGACGCTCCCGCAGACACTCTCCCGGTGTTTGATGGTATCGATATGCCCATCAACAAGGTCAAAGAGTATGCTGATCGTATCAATGGCGCGGTAATGCAGAACTGGGATCGTGATGTACTGGGTGACATCGTGGCCGACTTCGAAAACTTCCTCAGCATGGTCGGAGACGATGCCGATATACTCACGACTGCCTTCAATCAGGTTGCTGAAAACTCCGGCAAGTCCTCGGTTACTGCCAAAGATGTTCAGGAATTGATGGAGGCTCTTCAAGAGCAACGTCGTCAGAACCTGGCTCGGAAGAAAGCTTTCCGGAGTGTGCCCCTTTCGGTTGACCATATGGGTGGATCCGACAGTGCATATACTCGTGGCCCCGACGGAGAGATGACTCTCGCTGAGATCAACAATCTCATCGAGAATGAGCTATTGGGTCGAGATATTACTGAGCCCGCTGCAATTCCCGAGGGACAGCCGATCCTCGAAACCGACACAGATACTCTGCTGGTTTCCTTGCTCCAGGAGACTCGCAACAAGGGTGTTCGGGACACTGTTCGGGTTCTGCGTGATCTCCTGACCGAGAACTACAAAGTAGTGATTGGGACTATCGGACAACTGGAGAGCTATCGTGGTGAGGCACTGCCCCATTCCAAGGGTATGGTCGATCTGGAGGCTAAGGTGATCTATTTGACTGACAACAATCATGAGACCCTGGCCCATGAAATGATGCACTTGGCCACGTTTGAGGCGGTGCTGGCCCACTACGAGGGAACCAACAACGATGCCGTGTCCCGTTTGGAAACTCTGATGGAGCAGTTCATGGACATGGATTTCTCCGATAAGGGGGCTGCCCTGCGTAATGCGGCCAACTCTGCCAAGGCCCAGATCCTCGGCTACCAGATCGATGCCACCCCGTTCAACCAGGCTGCTGCTCTGAACGAGTTCATGGCTTGGACCCTGACCAACGAAGCTCTGATCAAGGGCCTGAAGAAAGAAACTATTCTGACCAAGCTGGCCAAAACAGTCAAAGCCCTGATGCGTCGCATCTTGGGCAAGGTTCCCACGAATATGTTTTCCAACATTTTGTTCAACACGGCCATCATCAATGACAGTCCGATCGACAAAGGCGGAGACAAGGGTAATGGAGAAGATGGTGGTGGAAATGGAGACAACAACGACAACGGAAACTCCGGTGGAGGGCTCACTCCTTCGGCGCATAATTTCACCAACTTCTGGATTGATCTGGTCAAAGCCCGGCTTGAAGATCTTAGGTCTGGGACTGATCGGATTGCTCGCACAGACCAGTTTGTCCGGTATCAAGATGCTGCGAAAAACGCAGTAATCAAGCTGGACTTCGGTGGGTTCGTTCTGAGCGATTACCAGAAGCAGACCTTCAAGGCGATCCATATGGTTCTAGCCATGGAGATGCGTCTGAATACTCAGTCCTCGATCGCTATGAACAAGGTGTTCGAGTACGTCACCGACAACCTGACCCCCGAGATGTTTGGTCCGGGTAAGCTGGGTCAGGAGCTTTATGCAACCGTCCGGGATCTACTGGGTGATACGAAGAACGATGAAAGTGTGACCGACGCCATGGCAGTTCTGCTGGCTCTAAGCCAGACGAGTAAAAAGTTCCGTGAGGCATTGGATCAGCTCCCTGAGCCCGAAACAGACAACAAGCTGAACGCTGGAACTCTCAATGCGTTCCTGACCTCGATCACAGGCATGATGATGAACAAGGCCATCGGCACCATCGACACTTCAGATGGAAATGCAAAGGAGCTGCTGGACGTATTGGCTGAGAACCTGCTCCGTGAGGATACTGACAAGGAGTTCTCTCTCCTGCGTGATCTCATGGGTTCCATCACCAGGGCCGACAACTATGTCAGTGGTGCAATGAGCAAGCTGGCCGAACGTGCTGCTGAGGTCGATCGTCGAATGCAGGCGAGCGATCGCTCTGCTCTGACCAAGATCCTTGTCGGTACTGTGTCTGGAGCCGCTGCATTTATCGATGCTCAGCGTTCTGAAGTTGCTGTGCAGGGTATCAAACGGCTTACCCACATGGGTGCCAGTCTCGATCACTTTGTGTTTTTCCGTGAGTTCGTTACGGAGATCGTGGGCACAGACAAAACCAACGCAGAGGTCATGCAAATTCAGGATCGAGCCAACTATGCAATCCAGGCCATCCGTCAGGATCTGAAGGAAGATATGCCGATCATTTTCCAGAATGCTTTCGAGAACCATCCGGATGCTGACCAGTGGAAAGCTGCCCACAGGATCCTCGGTAAACTGGACTTCGCCAACCTGTTTGACCTGGGCAATCCTGAGCGTGCTTTTGATCTGCTCACTGACAGTGGATTGCTGAGTTCCAAGACTGCTGCCAAAGAAGTCGAGATCAATGCAGCCTTCTCCAAGGCAGTGGCTGATACCATTCTGGAGAAGGCCAAGCAGCTCGCAAGCTTCATGAATGGCAAGGGAGCTGGGCACCAGCTTTGGAAGAATGCCTACGCCATAAACAGGCTGGGTGGCGAGTATGATGCCAAGATGACAGCGGCCATCGATACCCTGGTTTCGCTCTACGCTCTGGAGATTGCTGACCAGGCTCAGAAAGACACGATCGCTGAGATGTATGACAACGATACCGAGGCTACCAAGAACCTGGTTACCTACATGCAGGCCCTGAACATCGAGGAGGATCTCAAGATCGTCTCCGAGAGTGCTCGTATGAACGGATACAAGGGTTGGGTGCCTGACCATGGAACCACCAATGCTCGTTTGATCATCGAGGATGACAGCAAGGGTGATGAGTTGATCCGGATGGGCTTTACTCGGGTGGGTGATTATACTGCCGAGAGCAAGTTTTCCTCAGTGAGCCGTGGGTACTACACTACCACGGTGAAGCAGGGTGGCTCCTACTCTCAGGGTGCTCTCCAGACAGTTCAAGGCTCCTACCGTGGGGTGAACGCCCACTCTGGTTTGACCATCTCTGGAGCCACGTCTGGTGTCCTCTCAGCGGAAGGTTCTCTGGAAGCAACCAAGTCCCTGAACGATGGCACGGGTGTGGTAAACGATAAGGAAGTTCTGATCCCAGTTTATGACGAAACTGGGGTGATCTTCTATGAGCGAGCCATCAACCCCGATGTGCTGGAGCAGTATACCAAGCCGAGGTCCAACTTGGCCCTCATGCTGGGTGCCTGGGCTGGTCGTCAGGTGGAGGAGAAACTCGCTGATCAGTATAATACCGAGCTAGTGATTGAGCTGAAAAAGATCTGGGACAATCGTGGGCCCGGAGATGAGGGATTGTTCGTCGACATCAGCAATCCGAAACTCAAGGATCAGGTCTACAAGGATAGCTGGCGAGTGATCTCTCCGCATACCAAAGCAGCGATCGAGGATATCTTCGGAGAGGCTGATGGCTTCCCGGTTCGCAAGGATATGGTCAACCTGGCTCTTGGTTATCGTGATCCCTCCATCGTCGATGTGTGGACAGGAAAGACCCGTATGCCCAAAGCGGCTCAAATAGCCGTACAGGCGGCCACCAAGCTTTTGATGGGTGATCGCGCCGTAACCATCCTCTCTCGCTCTGAGGAGGCCGTACAGGGCGTCGTATCGAGTGCCAAAGACCTTATCATTGTTCGGTCGTTGATCGTGCCCTACATGAATATGCAAGCGAATGTGTTTCAGCTCGCCACACGAGGCGTGCCTTACAAGACTATGATTAAAGGCTACCGTGACAAGTTGGCTGAGATTGAGAGGTTCAATGTCAACAAGACGAAGTTGCTTGAGCTGGATACTCGTATCGCCCTGGCTGGCAACAACGCCAATCGGAAATCTATCTTGCAGCAGCAGTACCAGGTGATCCTGGATGAGAATGCTCGCATGAGCATTGCTCCGTTGATTGAAGCTGGTGCTTACAAGAACATCTCGGAGGGTATCACTGATCTGGACGTTGAGCTGACCAGTGGTCGTATGGCAGAGTGGTTGGAGGGTCAGGTGAACAAGCTTCCTCCGAAGTTGCAGACTATAACGAAGTATGCGTTCATTTCGAAGGACACAACCATCTATAAGGCTGCGAATAAAGCGGTTCAGTATGGTGATTTTCTTGCCAAGGCGATCATGTATGATCACCTATTGGGTCAGGGCATGGATGCAGATACAGCCATGAAGAAAATCAACGAAGAGTATGTGAACTTCTCCGTTCTTCCGGGTCGCACAAGGTCATATCTTGAGAGTCTTGGCGGGACATGGTTCCTGTCCTTCAAGATCCGGGTGATGAAAATCGCAATGAGTATTTTGAGGGATAATCCGGTGAGAGCTATGATCACAGCAGGCACCGTTGGTGAATTTGGTTCGCCTGTTAACGATAACCTGGTGACTGTTCATGCACAGGATCGTCTTGATTACGCTCTTGGTTGGGACATGTTGTTCGGTGCCCCTTCTCTGAACCCCTGGGCTCAGATGAGTGATTGGGAATAGGGAAGGAGAATTCTCATTCCTTCCCTTTGGCTTGGGCCTTAATCGCATTCTGGTGTTCCTTATGAGCCCACCAAAAGATATACAGTAGCAAGGAGATACCGGCAACTGTTCCGAGGAATAGTAAGACAGTTCCGATGAACGCCCCAACCACTATGACAGCAATGGCAGCCGTAGCGATCAACAGTCCGATCGCTACGGCCTTGATTACTTTAAGCATCGAAGATGGAGCCCCTCTTCACAGGAGCGGGTACGTCCTCCGGGGCACTATCAGGAGCGGCTTCCGCCTGACCATCATCCTCGGAGGATTGGTCGTCCTTGTCCCCGAAAAGGTTTTTTCGGGAGTTACCCTTGACGGGTGTCTCGCCTTCGGTGGTCTCCGACTCACCGGAGGTCTCCGGAGCTTCGACTTCTGATCCCGAAGTATCTCCTGCGCTGCTGATATCAGCACGATCTTGAACAGGTGCATCCACATCGGGGGTCTCCTCGTCCTTCGGCTTGTTCTTCGAACCCTTGGGACGACCACCACGGCCACGCTTCGGCTTCGGTGCTTCTTCGGTTGAATCGGTATCATCCGGAGCATTCTCCGTCACGCCGAACATAACCTCGGCAGTGATCACGCCATTATTGTAGTCCAACTGGACTCCGGTGGCGTTGGGGATATTCAAGGTGCTGACATAGGTAGTCAGAGCAGCCTGAATATCGGACTGGTCTAGCAGTACGCGCATGGGCAATTTCCCTTTTCTGGGTTCGATTTCAGTGATCGTCACACGGATGTGTTCTTTCTTTACGAGACCTCCGAAGCTAAATTTGACCTCCGTGATATTAACATAATCGTCGTCCTCGATAATTCCCACCTCAGTGAGAGTATCCGAGAAATACTTGTCCACAATGGAACCAACATTCATGATATCAAGGCGTCGCTTCGTATTAACAAAGACCTCGTAGTGGAGAGTGATTACTCCCACTTGTGGCATTCCGCGTAACAGTTTCTTCGCAAGCTCCTCAAATTTTTTCTTTTGTGCATGGAGACTGCGATGATGGAGATTGCGGTAGACGTTCAAGTTTAACGCTGTCTTCTTCTTACTAGAGGTTTGAACCCTCATTGGAAGATCTAGCGTAAACACTCGTTGTCCTGCAATCTCCGTTTCGTTAACCATCAGCCCTTAGTCGAACAGGCTGGTCGACTTCTTCGGCTTGTCACTGGAGCCTGAACCACCGCTGAACGGTGAGCCAGCGGCCTTCTTGCCGCTCGACTTGTTGTAGGTCTGGCCCTTGTTGCGCTCCAGCCATTTCTCGGCATAGGCGCCAGCGTCGGCGTCCATACGGGTGATGGCCTTCAGCACATCACCGTCGTTGATGACATCATCGAAGTCACCACCGAGCGACTTGACGAACTCGGCGACTTCCGAGATGGTGACGGTCGGCCCATTGGCGAAGAACTTGACGACCTCATTCTGGTCGCGGACCTCACCGGTATTCTCATAGGCACCGGTGGCGTCATTCTTGGCCTGCTTGTCGACAGTCTGCCGCTGCATGGCAACCATGACATCCTCGCCATGGAGTGCAGTGAAGCAATCGACTGCCTGGGGCAGCTCACGCTTCGATTCGAAGTCATACAGCTTGACGGTCAGCTCTTCGACATCCATGGCACCCATCTCCTGACCGGCAACCAGCAGGCAGAGAGAGTTGACCTGGTTGAAGCCCGGAAGGTTCTTGTCCTCACCGGTCTTCTTGTCCTTGTAGGTGACCTCACCCGCACGGTTCGAGACCCAAATCTGGGAGCGATACTCACGGCCATTGATGTCCAGGAGCAGAGTGACATTGCGAGCTTCCGAGGAAGCGGCTTTGCCGATGTAGGCGGTCTTGATCTTGGCCAGATACATGTCCGTATCCAGAATGCCAGAGCCTGCGAGGAAGTCGTCTTCGACCTTCTCTTTGGCTGTGGTCTTTCCGCTGAAAATGTTCGTCATGGCGGTTACGTTCCTTGTTTGGTTGTGGGGTTATTCGGCGTAGTATTTCATCAACCGATCGATGACGATCTGAGCGTCATTGTTGATGTAGGTCTCGTCGTCACTGAACAGAGCCCAAGGAGAACGAATTCGATCCCCTACTGTGCTCTTGACGGTGCGTGTCTGGAAGACGTGCATGTATCCCAGGCTACGATCACGATCTGTGATGGTGAGCACTGGACCCTCTTTGGCCTCCTTGAGGATCTCTCTGATACTCAGTTTCTTGCAGTTGATGACGGTGGTGAAGTACGCCTCCAGGCCGTTCTTCTTGAGGGCACCCTTCACCGGTACCATGTAGTCTGTCCTGCTTGTTGCCTCGTTTAGCACTGCGTCCAAGTGACCGAGCATAACGACGAACGCCCGGCCCTTGGCCACGTAGTCATAGATCAGCTTTGGGAAGAACTGACCGTAGGCACCCCATGCTGCCATGGTGTTTACTGCTCCGATGACATGCACGGTCTCATACCGGTTCATCATGAAGCTGACCGTATCGATGATGACCGTGTGGAAGCGACCTGTGGTATCGCCATTGATCTGATCCAAAAGGTCGAAGATTTCCATGGGGTCATCGATCGTGATACGCTTGAAGTTGTTCTTGAATGGGAGAGGCTTACCTCCCTCGCAGTTGATGTAGACAATGCCCTGCTGATCACGCATGTTCATCAAAGAGAAGGACTTACCTGCTCCAGACTCACCGCAGAGTAATACACTGTTGGGGTTCTCGGTCATGTGACGATTTCCTTGATGACGGCAATCCCCAAAGTGATCAGAGATGCGATTGATAGAGCCAGAGGGAATCCATTTACACTGGTAATACGCTGACCAGTATTTATACTTATTTGGACTGTGTAAACATTTCCCAAAGTATAGTAGGCGAGCCACACGACAGCGGCTAGATTGACATACTCGATCATGTGAATATCCTCTTTGTTTCTACAGCGGGGGAAGGTAATCTCTTGTGGATACATAGGCTTTGCAGGCCCCTTCCTTCCCCCGCCAACACCCCTGCCACGGCTGGGGGTATTCGGTTCTGGGAGCAGTTTAACTTACGACAGGACTCCAATATGGGGAGATACGGTACGTCCATATACTCAGGTCGTTTCCGTCAGTTATACTTCTGGCCGACGGATTTCAATACGGTCATTTCCACTTCTTCTGCACTGAGGGGTGAGACCGATTTTTCGTTCAGATGCTTTACTTTCGTTGACAGGTCATCATAGGCACAACCAGCATCGTGCAGCATCATTGCGAAGTTCAACAAGTTGTTGTTGCGGTTACCAACGTCCATGTTGTTCAGGAACCAACGCTCCAGATGATCGAGGTTACCAAGATCGGCAATCGAGTTCACGTACTCGGTATTCTTCTTGGTTTTCGGAATAAACGGCAGGACGTTCACGAGGGATGTCCCACGGTGTACCGTGATCTGGGTTGCGTCGTTGGTCATCCACTTCTTCGAACGCTGATTGGCAGCTCTGTCCGAGTCAAATGGTAACCAAAGAAGAAAATTATCCATGAACTCGCGGTAGTCAGCTTTGTCCAAGGACAGGTTATAGTTAGCAGGAAGGATGAGGCGGAATCTATTTTCCTCATCGGTGTGTCGTTTGGTCGTTGCAGTGATGTAGGTGTACTCGGACAGTAAGTGGTGAACCGCATCCAAAGAGATGGAGCTGTCCACATCGACGACCAGCATATTGAAGCCTTCAATCACGTTGTCTTCCAGACGATGTTGCTTGTCGAAGTGGTGGTTACACCAGTGAAGACCAGGTGCCCCAAGGAGCTTGGGTATATCATCGAAAGCCTGGTATTCAGGGGTATAACCAGAGGCAAAGTGGTCGGAGAAACTGAAGCTAAGCCTCTGTAGATCAGTCTCTTTAAGTGTGGAACCAGAGAAGAAATCAACACCGCTGATCACGCTCCTCTTGATCACCACATGATTACCAATCCCCCATGCCATTGCTAGGTCCATGATCTCCTTTCGGGGAGTGGAGCTGCTTGGATAGTATGGAAGATCGGCAACCAAGTCGGCGTGAGTGAAAACAGATTCCGCTTCGGCGAGATACTTGGCCAGCCGAACAAAGTTTCGCTCACGTTTGATGAGGGTTTGGAAGCTTTCACCACTCTCCTCAGCAACCTTGATAGCCTGGCGGAGGTTCAGTGTGGAGATAGCTCCTCTCTTGTCGAGGAACGCATATACCCCAGCCAGCTTCAGTGATTTGAAATACCTGTGGCTCATCTCAGCCTTACGGATGACATCGTGTTCTGGCATCTCGGCGGCCAGAGTTTCACAGAACAAGCGGTAGGCAACAAGTTCGATACCCACCTCTCTGGGCACCTTCAGTGCTTGGTTGTAGAATGAGTCATCAGCTAAAGTTTTGAGGTAGTTTCTCCACTTGACCAGAGCCTTGGATCGGCTCTTGGATACCAGACTATTGTAGACATCCTCGGGCACCACAGTAGCGGAAACCGCCTCTGGTTTGCCCATACCGAAGAAGCAGCGTCGAGCATATCCCGTTTCCAAGAACGCATAGAACTCTTCTTCGATCTTGCTGCCGTCAAACAGACGAGAGGTGGTACCGAACATCAAGAGGTTCGAGGGTGTAGCTCCCATAAGATCCAGACCACGTTCATTTTCCGCAGTGTTCTTCACCAGTTTTGTCTTCACCCGTCCAAGGTCATACAGCTCCAGAAGGATATTGATGACATCGGTGTTGCCCATGATGTTGGAGCCGATCTCATCCATCTGAAAATTGATCGATCCTGCCCGAGCCAACAGAAGCTTGTAGCGAAGCTGCTTCAGGGCTGGTCCAGTACCCGAATCAAAGATAAACGGTGCATGGCCCTGACGCTTGAAGTCTGCCAGTAGTAGGGCCTTCTCTTCATCCTCATCTCCACCCTTGGCAGCAGCAATCTCGACCGCTAATGCGTAGATTGCATCCTCTGCAATCTGGGGGAATACTACCTTGGTGAACTCGCTGCGAAAGTCGGTAATCACGTCTTCCATCAAGCTCACAGAATGGCCCTTACCAAATCCCGATGTAGCCAGAGCGATGGAGTAGATGTTGACGGGGATATCTCCTCGCTCCGGGCTGTCGATAGTTGCCCGCATAGAGCTGGGGACCAGTCCCAGGAAGTAGGCAACCTCGGCTTGAAAGAACGTGCGATTGACGTTACCTGTTCGGTAACACAACAGGTCAACCAGCTCGCTCATAGCCGGGTGATGATCAGCATCGTTGATCACCTTTAAGTCGTACAATTTGCTCATAGGTATCCCCATCATGAGTTGCTACTGGATAGACTGTCCGTCATCCTTGAAGTAGTTTTTGCGTTGTTCACAGACCGAGAAAGCAGGGCAATATGTACATGCCTTCACCTCCCCATATGCCGTGACCACTACGCCTTTACCTTTCGTCTGGCGATGACGCTCAGCATCAGAGGCAGAGGTGAATCGTTTCGTGCATCGACCACCAGCCTTCGCAGTCTCCTCTCGGAGGTAGTACTTGTAGGTGTCATCCCCACGCCACATCTCCTTGTCAGTGCAGGGAGCCATGTCGTCCTGGGATTTGCCGACGTTCCTTTTGATGTCAGCGATCTTGTCGATGACCCACTGTTCGGTAGCAGCCAGACTCATCAAAGGAAACTCTCGGTGAGCTACCTTGGCCTGTGGGTATTTCGGATCCACTCTGGCACGGTACTTGAGCCAATCCGTGAAGATAAACTCGATCCGCATGACATCGTTCTTGATATACTCCGGCATGATCCATCGGTAGAGACTCCCCTGAAGGATGTAATCATCATCTTTGTTGGTGGAGGTCCAAGCGAATGTGCTGGTGGTCTTGAAGTCCCGATAGGATGTGCCGATCAGGAAATCCATCTGACCTGTGATAACCAGGCCCATGAACTGTTTGAAGCCACGCATTTCCAGATAGATGGGGATGTCGTCCTTCTTCAGGGTACCAGGTTCCGGGTTGATCTTGATGGTGTCGATGACTCGTTGGGGGTAGTGCAGCGCCCGCATAGATGCCTGCCAGTTTCCCTCAGTCCATGCACGCTCGATGGAGTCATGTAGACTGTGGCCCATACGACGAGCCACCATCTCGGAAACGTCGATCGTCTCCATCTTTGTGTCGACCTGGCGCTTCAGGATGAGCTGCTTGGTCGGCTTCATCAGGGTGGTGACAGAGATCAGCTCACCGGGAGGAGCATCAGCAGCGCCGGACTTGTAGCCGTCCTGCATCAACCAGACCGCGATGGGTAGGTCGATCATGTGCTCATTTGTGATTTTCATAATGGCTCCTCTCGGTGAGCTGGGTAAGTTAAATTCCTGCGACGTTCAGAGCGGCCATATCATCGGCCTCGTTCTGCCGAGGGTTCTTCTGGATCATGTGATACAGGATCTTCTTGGGATTCACGACAATGTATCCCTCATCCGACCAAAGCCGCAGCCATGTACCGGAAGCGTTGAAGGCGGTTACGTTGCTGAGTTCGAGCCGCTGACCGTCTGTGAAAATGATTGAGCGCCGAGCTTCCTCAACCTCAACTGTCTGACTTGATGCCATTGAGCACCTCCATATGTTTTCTAGTGAGTATGTTGATGTCAGGTTCCGTGGCATGGTTAGGTATTGTCATGCCATGGTTCCAATTCGGGTAGTACACATCCAGCTCACCGCTCATGGAGATGTGCTCATTTCGGATGAGCGGATCCTCTTGCCAAGACACTGCCTTGGCGAGATGGTCGTTGGTATACCTTAACACCTTCATGTTGTCCCGAATGAGGAAGTACCCTGCATCGTGGATCTGGGCACATGGTTTGATGTCCAGCTTGTATTCACCCGCACGGACGATCCCCATGAACTCTGAGCCTGCACGGCTGTTCAACATGCACCAGGACTGCCCGAGGGCATTGCCCGCTGTACGGCCCTCTGACGCAGCTTCATGAGGTGTCTTGCTGGTACCGAGCACCACCTGTTTCAGCAGGGGTGTTCTCAGCCTCAACCCGAACGCTACAGTGATGTACCCGTCCTTCGACGCCTGTTGGATCTTGTCTGCGACCCAGGCATCAGAGACGGCGTACATCTCGTGGTAAGCTTTTTCGATTGACTTGGCTACTACCTCACTGAGCCCGACGTTTTTCATGAGTGTTACGAAGGTTCCATCGTAGGTTAGAGCAAAGGTAGGTACCTTGCTTTTCTGGCGTTGGTCAGGGTACTTGGTCTTGATCGAGTTGATGCTTGCAACCGTGTCCACGATATCAGGCATCTCATCCTTGAAGTAGCCAAACGCCCGAAGGCAGTGACCGTCATACCCATCGGAGTACACCTTGATCTTCATGGGATCCTTGGTGGTGACTGCCGAGATCTTGTCTTCCAGTGAGTCGAAATCCAAACCGACGAAGAGCCAGCCAGGTGGTGCTTCGATGCACTCCTTGATGAGCTTCGCCAGTCTCATTTTGATCTTGGTTGAACCAGAGGAAGGAATATTCTGGAGGTTGGGATTGGCAGAGCTGAGCCTGCCCGAAGCTGTACCACCCAGTCTGAAGCTTCCAAACAGATAGTGCCAGCCATCGTCTCCAAGCTGAGCCTTGAGGAAGGCTGGCAGGAACGTAGACAGGATGATCGCAGATGCCTTGAACTGGATCAACAAGTTGAGCAGCTCAATCACCTCAGGATCTTTTGTGTGGTTGATGAGTTTCTCAAGAGTATCTGCGCCAGTGGCAGGTAGTTTTGTGTCAGTCAGATCCAACACAGGCAGACCGAGAAAATCCTCGGAGTACAATAAACGCTGGAGCTGCTGAGGACTACCAGGATTAAACTCGATCACAGTATCTTTGGTTTTACCCAGATCAGCTCGGGTAATCTGTTTTTTCTTGAGTTTAATATTCTTGGCTGCGACTACATCATCCCCCAGAATATACATGTAATCCTGTACTGTCTTTAGGGCATTCATTCTGCTGAGGAGTATATCTGACTCAGCCTGGAGTTTTTTATCCAGGGCTATGACCTTGGTCATGTTGATTGGCAAACCAGTGAGCTGCATCTGGATGATATCCTTAGCAGCCGGTTTGAATATCTTGAGATATATATCTTCCTGTTGATCAGCGATCATGATGGGTTGGTTTTTCTGGTAGACGTACCAAGTGGAAAGTCCATCAGTCAGATTGTACTTGAGCAACTTGTCCAGCGGGATTAGCGTGATGTCATGTACATCTTCCTGTGCATAGTTTCCGGCGAATGCCTGGGCCTGGACCTTGAGCCCCAGTTCGTTGCCAGCACATGAATTGGTTGCCAGATATGTGATCAACTGGGTACAGTCCCAGTCCCTCAACATTACGTCCAGCCCATACAGCAGACCTTCTTGGTCTAGTAGATGGTCCATGAAAAGCTGATAGACCAGGACGTAAACGTCGTAGCAGATATTGTGATAAATCATCTTCCTCTGGAAGTTCTCAAAAAACTCTCGAAGAGCTGCTCGAACCACGGGATTGGGGGTACACTTGCCCACTGTCTTCGGGTTATCTTCGGTTGGGGTGGTGGCCTGGTAATCGACAGGGAACGCCACCCCCTCCCCCTTATTCCAGCAGAAGGTGATGGTTCCAATGCCCGAGTCGTAGTGCTTCAGAGAGAAACCTTCGATGTCACAGGTCAGATCGCAGTCCATCTCTTGGAGGGTTTTGATCCACCCCAGGATGGCCTTATCCGTCTGAGGGTATTGGACATATTTGATGATGTCTGAGCCAACACTTACGTCGTTGCCACCCATCCAGCGACTCACAGATCCCAATGCCAAGGCTATCTTTGCCTTGATTTTATCGGGATCATAGAACACCCGCCCGTAGTTCGGGCAGTAGGTCGCGAATAGACCAGGGACAACCGTCGTGACGATATCCCCAATCGTTGCATCCGTCTTGGACTTCTTGGTCAGAACCTTGAAGTAGTCTGGATGGGTGACAACAAGAAGCTTGATGTTTTTGGCCAGTAGTTCTGGTATCAAATCGTTGAGGTATTCCTTGATGAGTGCGGCTGAAGTTTTCTTCTTGGTTCGATCTAGGAAGAGGTCGCACACCATTACGTCCTGAGCCAAAGTGACAAGGTGGGGCTTATAGTAGTGCTTCTCCACCTCCGCGCCTTGAATTCTAGGACACAGGAAGGCAATTTCCGGTGCATTACCAGTACCGCCAACGGTTATGTGCTTCATTACTGGAAGTACCTCGCTGGGAGATGGCCACGGATATAGAGCCGGGTCTTGGGACGACTCAGAGCAACGTATTGCATTCGAGCGGTCTGAGACTTGATGGTACACCGACCGATGTCACTGAGGTCGACGATTACGGAATCATAAGTAGACCCCTGGGCTTTGTGAATAGTCGAGGCGGCGACCGACCGAAGGTCGGGGAAGCCGCTCTTGATTTGAAAGTACTTATCCCATCTCTTCTGGGAGGAATAATACTTCAACACATCAGCACGGTCGTTTATATCTGCAAAGCAGGTGATCGTATACTGAGTTCCAATGGTCAGGTCTTCAACTTCCATGGTTATAGTACGAACTTTGTAGCCTCGTACAACATCATGATCTTCCGAATCGTCTGTGATCTGTAATACTCGAACGAGTTGATCGGTATACAGTGTGTTGGAGTTTGATCCTGAACCATTGGTTGCAGAGTTGTTCGATAAAATCTCTCCAGGTTCGAAAGGGGCAGAGTATCCACGCAGCCCCCGGATATGGGTATTATACTCGATGACTCGTCTATTGGTGTACGACAGCACACGTCTGCTCGGATCCTCCTGGCTATACTCTCGCTCCAAGATACCCTTTAGTTGTGTTCCATCGATCAAGTCTATCACACCAGGAATCTCAATGATGGGGGTAAATATCCCAGTCTCCACGGTTCGACGAACCTGGTTACACAGCGCCATCAGAGCAGGTTGCTCAGCATTACGTACAGGTATAGTCAATGTGGAGATCGGGTAACCCTGGGTGTAAATAGGGGATAGTTCCTCCTTGATGGGAGCTAACTGATTTTTGTCTCCAACGAGAAGCACCTTGCAGGTAGAGTCCAGACCCTTCTCCAACCATCTGCATAGTTCTTTGTTGATCATGGAGCACTCATCAATGATCAACAACGTACCGGAGTGGACGCACCATGTCTTGGTGGGTACGATTTTGATAGCACCGGTGCTGTAATTCTCGCTGACCCGGAGGTTCATGAATGAATAGACCGTCTCCACCTCGCTGATCATATCACCGATCGCTTCGGAGATGACTGCTACTGCCTTGTTGGTTGTTGCAGTGACGGCCACCGTGTGAAGAGGCGAGTGTTTCTCCTTGTGTCGAAGTATTCCCTTGGCAACCTGGGCGATGAAATAAGTCTTACCGGTTCCTGCACCACCAGAAAGTGACATATACTGCTGGGTCGGATCGTTAATGAACCTGATCACGTCCATGAAGCTCCGTTGTTGTTCTTTATTAAGCCCCATTTGGCGACCTCCTTTCTTCTTGTTGGTTTAGCCGCACTTGGAATAGCCACAGCTTGTACAGGTCTCACAACCACCAGAGGTAACCATAGAATACTCATAGCACTCCCGACACTTGTCAAAAGGTTTGAGCACAGGCTCCTCAAGAGTATCAAATAGTGATGCTATGTCGTACTCTTCCTCTTTACGCTCTAAGCCATCTAGATGGTTCATGATGGTTTGCCCAAGAAGGGCAACGAAGGAAGGTACATATTTCCCATCCACCCAGAAGCCTCCGCTGGGATCCGAGATACGCTTGAGTTCCTCACCGACGAAAGCAACGTCACCTCCTCTGCGGTACACTGCCGAGATCATCCGGGTCAGAGCCACAGTCCACTGAAGGTTCGCCATCTCTGCTGAATTAATGAAGACCTCGAAAGGGATCACATTTCCGTGGTCATCCACAGAGTCATTGATGGTGACGTAGAAGCTTGTCTTGTCCCACTTCAGTTTATAGGTGGTTCCCTTCAGATTCTTGGGTCTCTCCATGGGCTCAGTGATGGGGTGCCACAGGACCGGGGTCTCATCCTCGGTCACAGGCGTAGGCTCTGGCTCAGCAGGGCCCTCCACGGACAGCACAGAGCCGGTGACAGCGTTCGGGCGGTAAGTTGTGCATCCCTTGAGGTTATGGTCGTAGGCGTTCATGTAAATTGCTTCGAAATTCTCGAAGGTAATGTCTTCAGGACAGTTGATTGTCTTTGAGATGGAGGAGTCGACCCAAGGCTGAACAGCCTGCAACATGACGAGGTGATCAGCAGGTGTCAGCGTCTGAGCTGTGACCAGTCTATCCATATAGTGCTGCTTGGAGAACTTGGTCTCTTCTGTCATGTTGGCGAGCAGATGCACAGCGTAATCTTGGACCATTTCTGTCTTGGAGGTGACCCCATCATCGTCCAGGATCTTGCGAATATATTCTGCCGCGAAGATGGGCTCGATCCCTGATGACACATTGCCAGCGAACATCGAGATGGTGCCGGTGGGTGCGATCGAGATTAGATGGGAGTTGCGGATACCGTAGGTAATGATGCCGTCACGAATATGTGGAGGTATGTTTTCCATAAAGCCAGACTGAATATACTGCTTGCGTTGCTCCAGGGTAGCAGTAGCTGGGCAAGGTCCATATCTCATAGCCATTTTGATGGACTCCTCATAGCAAGCAATAGTGATAGTCTCCATGACCTGTCTTGTAGTTTCGGCTGCATCTTTTGAACCGTACTGTTTACCCATCATGAATAACATATCTGCCAACCCAGTAATGCCAATACCCATTCGACGTTTGTACAGAGCTTCCTCTTGCTGTTGAGGTAGAGGGAAGTTGGACATATCAATAACAGTGTCCAACATTCGGACAGCGATAGTAGCTGTTTTGCTAATCTTGTTCCAGTTAATCCATGGGTGAGTAAAGACATCCTCTACCATTTTGGTGAGGTTGATCGAGCCAAGTAAACAAGCACCGTAAGGAGGCAACGGCTGTTCGCCACACGGATTTGTGGCAGTGATTTCTTCAGCGTACCAGAGGTTATTCATCTGGTTTATTGTATCAATAAACAGAACGCCTGGCTCAGCATAATTGTAGGTGGACTGCATGATGAGACGCCACAAGCCACGGGCACTGATGATCTTGTGTACGTACAAAGGTTTATCACCACTGAAGATGGTATCTCCCATTACTGCGGGGGGCTTCTCGTGGACCAGATCCCAACGAGCATTGTTTTTGACTGCCTCCATGAAAGCGTTGGAGCACATTACCGACATATTAAACATACGAAGCCTGGTCTTCTCCTGCTTGGCGGTGATGAAATCCTCGATGTCCGGGTGATCACACCGCATGGTAGCCATCATGGCCCCACGACGATAGCCAGCACTCATAATTGTCTTGCACATGGCGTCCCAGACATCCATGAAACTTAGTGGACCCGAAGCATCAGCGTCGACACCTTTCACAGGTGAACCAGCAGGACGCAGGTTGCTGAAGTCGTAACCGATGCCACCACCTTGCTGCATGGTGAGAGCAGCTTCCCGTAGCGATTCGAAGATCCCACCGATATCATCGGGAACCTGGCCCATGACATAGCAGTTGAACAGCGTGACATTGCGGCCAGACCCTGCACCAGCAGTGATACGACCAGCCGGGAGAAACTTGAAGTCCTCCAGGATACTGTAGAAATCGATTGCGTTAGGAACCTGCATATCTTCAGGGCCAGCAGCGGCACATGCCTGTGCGATACGGTCCCAAGTGCTGGCAACACACACATCATCAGCGATGTCAGGGTTAGGAGTGGTCAGACGGTATTTACGGTTCCAGATCTGTTCACAGATCGGCTGGGGGAAATCTTTGCTCATGGGGTGTTTCCTTATGGAAAGACATTGACGAGTAGGATCTTACCTGGTGTGGGTACTCTCCCAATGTGGAACTTCTTCGAGAAGGTGAACTCATGCTGGAGTCGTTGGATCCGAAAGGCACATGCTTCAGCATTTCCGGAGTGGGTGAACCCATCATCCATCTGCTTGAGTTCCTTCCGAAGCTCATTCCAGATCTTCCGAGGGATCCGGGGTATGTCGCCCTCTCCATCTTTTACTGTCATGACTCTCTCTCCAGGAAATCCAGGATGCGTTCGTTCATGTCATTGAGTGGGGCTGATCCCAGGTTAAACACCGGGATGCCATAATGGATTGCCATACGAAGAGCCTGACCGGTACCACCAACCACCTTACCTCCAGGTGTCCAACAGAAAACTACATTGGTTTTGGTTTTCAGATCTGCTCCCAGGATTTGGTAAGAGTTTCGCCCCATCATATGACGAGTATACGGATCGCAGCGTTCCCAGGCCGGGTGGAACAAAGCCGCAACATCCTGGGCATCGAGCCCTACATGATGAAGGGGAGACTTGTTGTGCTTGAAGCCCTGATACGGTAGATAAATCTCTTTGAGTCCTCGGGCTCGATCGCAGCCACGTTCGAAGGCTGCATCAGCTCCATGGGCACCACCTGATCGTAGGGTGTGTCCGTGATCGGCCATGTATATACCCACTCCCACCATGGCCTTGATGATGTTATCAGGTGTCTTGCGGGCCCCGATACCTGTGTAGATCATGAGGTCTCCTTCTCAGGTCTGAACTCCAGAGCTGCCAGCGCAGTGAGGATGGACTTGGCATCATAGAGTAGTATCCGCTCATCCACACTGCCAAGGCTCAAAGCCAGCAGATACTCGTAAACATGTTCCAGTTTATCTCGCAGATCCATGATGGTCCCCATGGGTACATCCCCAGAGGAGATAAGCTTTCGCATGGTGTTAGTTGGGGTCATAAGACACCTCCTGGGTTGGTGCTGGCCAGAGGACTCGAACCCCCGACATCCTGCTTACAAGGCAGGCGCTCTACCAACTGAGCTAGGCCAGCGTTATCTGAAAACCAACGAGAAACGGCCCCTCGAAGGGGCCGTAACTGGTTTCAAATAGTCTCAGGTGTCTGGATCAGACGCCCCAGAACTCGATCAGGAACTTGCCTGCCGTATACTCACCATCGGTGATGGCACCATCGGAGACCAGATAAAGATACTGGGCTTCACCAGCGAAGACGGGAATGTTGATGACATCACCAGCAGCCCAAGCAGTGCCATCGCCCTGCGACTGGAGCAGCTCGACCTGGTTGGTCAAAGCGGTGATCAACGTGTCTTCGACGCCTGTGGCTTCGTCGGCTGCCCAGAGGGCGATATCCGGCTGACCGCCAGCGGGTAGTTCGATACAGGTCATTCGGCCCATGAAGATTGTGCCGTTCAGACCAGCGAGGATCTGACCCAAACTGGCGGCACCAACACCCTCGACACCGATGATGTCGTCATCGGTATTCGTGGAGTGGAGACCATCCATGTCGATGATAATCTCGGTTTTGAACATCGAGCCTACACGGGTCACGCCGGAACCGAACAGAGTATTCACACCAGCGGTGATGCCAACACCAGCCGCAGCGGTCTGACTACCGGCACCCAAAGTGTGCCAGACGGTGGGGTTCAACGAAACCAGAACCTGGTAGGAGGCAATGTCTTCGACGAAGGCAACCTTGTTCAGGTTCTTCGTGGCCTGCCAGGCAAGGTCCGCATCCCGGTGAGCCACATTGACGTAGGCTGCTGCCGTGATGGCGTGATTCTGGAAGTTGAGGTTATAGGGATGTACGGTCATGGATATATTCCTCCTGCTCGATCGATGAATTTCGAAAATCTATATCCTGAGAGCCCCGTTCAGTCAATAGCGATTGCTATCTAACCTACGGATCGTCTGACTCGTTCCACTCCTTCGATTGCCACTGCGATATTGAAATTCATCAAAGGTGTTCGGTTTTCAATGGCAGAAAACCTGATTGAGTTCAATGCGTTCTGTGCCTCTACCTGAGTCAGACCGACACGAGACCAATCAATACCTCCGGGCAAGGTGAGGGTGGTCAGGATGTCCACTAACGCATCGTCCCAGCCATGGGCTGCGTAGTGAGAGACAGCTCGTTGATTGTCCCCATCCAGATTGAGTTCCACTGAAAACGTATTCCCTGGATTGGGTGAGACATCACGACCCAGACCACGCATTAACTTATTGGCGTTGTCACGGTCGGCTATTGTTACCACCATGGTGAGGGATTTCACATAGGTCATGGCAAGGTGACTCCTGATTTCAGTGCTGTCCAGTCTTCGAGCAGTGCCCTATTTTCGGCAGACAAACCTGGAACAATCACACAACTGTGGATCTTTCCACCAAATTCGAAACCACTTCCAGCACCAGCTATTTCACCTGTTGTCAGTAGTGTGAGATCGACAGTATGAATTGTGACTACTTTTGAATTTGCCGAAGTCACTGCATCATGTACTCCGTTTCTATCGTTGGATGCAAGAGCAGCTCTATCCACCAGTATGGTTGGGGCACCAGCACCAGCAGTATTCGGAGAACTGGATCCATCTTGAGCAATAGGAATAAGAGGGCTACTGGTTCCTAATCTGGATATAAATAGCCATGTTGTTTTTGTGCTTTGTATGCCGAAACACATTTCGGCTCCCGTACCCATAGCTGCAAGAGTTCCAAATAGAAGACCATCGTCTACGCCATCACATTCCAGATGATATTTACCACCTGACAGTCTCAGTATTGGGCGTGAAACGTCTACAGTTTGGAGGGCATGATTGCCGTTGCCGGATAGGTCATCCATGGCTCCCACTGGGCTGTCAACTGCTCCGGCTACAGTTCGATCACTGTCCTGCCAAATCGATGAGAGAACAGAGGGATCGTAGTAAACCCCGAGTTCGCTGCTTTCAAAAAGAGAAGCGGGAGTCCAAGCTGGAGGGCCTGCTACCCCAAATGTGTAGGGGTTTATCAGAAAGCTCATGTGATATTGCCAAGCAGCAACACCTTCAGTCCATAGGCTCCTACTCCAGCTCCATCGATGTCGATGGTGATCTCATCATCATCGGCTACTGCGGTCGGTGTAGTAGTCAGTACCGCTGGTACAGCCGCAGTCACACTGGTCTTCTCGTCCTGGTCGATCGTCAAGAGCGTAGAGAACACCGTGGTTCCGTTCTTCTTGACATTGACAGTGACGACTCCGGTCGTGCTTGCAGTCTTAAGTGAGGCTCGTATGCTTGTGAGACTGAATGCTGTCTCGGCACGGAAGGTCACTGCTCCAACCAGGATAGCAAGTTCTGTCACTTCATCACTGGCTGCCGCCTGTTGGCGATAGGATGGAGCTGAGGCGAGAGCAGCGAATGTACCTGCTGTCAAGGGTAGAATTTGATCTGGATGGACAAGAAGTGCTCCATCGGTAGGATGAGATCGAGTGATAGTCCCAACGGAGACGCTATAATTATCCCCAGTCGGAGCAGTATCAACGAGATCACCAGCAACCGTTGAACTGATATACATTGTATCACCGGCTGAAAATGAACTAGTGTCAAGGTTGTGGACAAGTCCAGCGACTGTCACATAACCAACCGTATTGTTTTCAATGACATGTGTGGCAATACCAATAACATGAGCAGTAGTAATATTATCAGCTTTGGCTAATTCTATGGTTGGATTATCACTTATTGCTCCACTGATATAGACTGCTGCACCATCAGCAATATCTACTCCTGAGTTATTTCGAACCCTGATCCACTGTTCTTGGCCAATCTGTAAAGTGATACCAGCTTCTTCATTGTAAAAACCTAGAGAACCATGATGGTTATCATAGAATAGAAGACCCTCGGAGTATGCGGGGTCACTACCTGTTATTCCAAACTGAACACCACTTTCATGTCCAGGCCCAGGTGGGATCATGTTGGATAACATATTAGGCATTGCTCAGTCTCCTCAGACGTTCTCTAATTGCCCACACCACTGAGCAGAAAGGGAGATTGTGCCATCAGTCCATGCCGAGATTTTGACGCAGGCTAGTGCCGGGATCTCCTTGTTCATGGGGATCCACGGGCCTGCGAAATCCTTGACCCGAGTGCTGTTGATGAAGTGGTAAATGCCTGGAGCACTCACCTCCCCATGGGAACTGGTACGGAGACGGAGGGTAGCGATCTTGACTGTGCTTGCCACACCAGCAGCCAACCATCCGGTGATGATCAGCTTCTTACCAGCAGGAACCTGGAACATCGTTGACAGAGATTGGTTTCCTGCTATGGGAATTCGACTGACGACAGCTCCGGCAGAACCTGCCAGGCAATCTACAGTGCCCACAGAGACGAGGGTAGTACCGACTGCTGTGGCGTGATGATCCTGCACGAACATGCAATCTGTCACACCAGAGTCGACTTCGGTTACTCCATTGAGGTCGACGCTGACCGATTGTTCGAGCCCTGCTGTATCCAGGTAATGAACCTCCACTGTTCGGACACCAACTCCGGTCAAGTTATCGGTTGCATCCGAAGACTTCACGAAGATGGCATAGCCTCCAGTGTCAGGTTCGGGCTGGATGGCAGCAGCTCCAGACCCAGCCCAGATATCAGCGTTGTTGGTGACGCCAGTGATCTCGGTCTCTGCGAAACCACAAACAACAGAGTCAGGGTGGACCAGACGTTGGTTTCCAGGAACCATGTTGGACAGGTGGGTGGTAACCATTATTTTGTCTCCCCAAGCCAAACTCGTGCATCACCAGTGACAACAACCCGTGTGAATTTGGCCATGACCACTTCCTCGATTGTGTCTTCGGTATAGACTGCAACCTCGACCCATCGAGACTCCACGGTAAGTCGCATCTGGAGACTGACAGAACCCGCAGGCTCAACATCTGCCTGAACAACACCACGAGTGGCGTTGGATCGGTGGTTTACCGAATTGGCCTCGATCATGTTGGAAGTGTACCCACCCGTATAGAGATCTGCCGGATCGATGAACAGTTTGATGGAGTTGGCCATGGATACGGCTCCCTTATGTGTTTCACGGATTTGAAAACACATATATCTGGGGATAAAATAATAG